CCAGGATTACGAGGACGTAAGGAAACAACTTTTTGATTTAGCCGAACAAGGAGATGAAGCAATTGAGCTTATGTTAGACCTTGCCCGTGAATCAGAACATCCGAGAGCCTTTGAAGTACTAGGTCAACTAATTAAAAACAACGCCGAAATCGGGGAGAAAATTCTTAAACTTCATAAAAGTAAAAAGGAAGTTGATAAAGAAGACTTACCAGCTATTTCCAGAGACCCAACAAACAATAATGTATTCATAGGTTCTACTGCCGAGCTACAAAAAATGCTACGTGATGAAGTAGTAATCGAACAGGAACCAGATGGGTAGAGAGAGTATGTACCTTGGCAACCCTAATGTTAGGGGTGCTGATGTAGAACATGAATGGACTAAAGACGAATTAGTTGAATATAATAAATGTCTTAAAGACCCTAGCTATTTTGCAAAAGAGCATTGTAAAATAATACATCTTGATAAAGGATTAATACCATTTGAATTATATCCATATCAAGAAGATATGTTTAAACAATTTGAAGCACATAGATTTAATATTGTTCTTGCATGTCGTCAAAGTGGTAAATCAATTGCTGCTGTAGCCTATCTATTATGGTATACGATTTTTAAAGGTGAACAAGTAGTAGGTATTCTAGCTAACAAAGAAGCTATTGCAAGGGAAATGCTTGCACGTGTTACACTTATGTTAGAACATCTACCATTCTTTCTTCAACCAGGATGTAGAGCTCTCAATAAAAGGTCTATTGAATTTTCTAACAACTCAAGAATTGTAGCGGCCGCTACATCATCAAGCTCAGTTCGTGGTATGTCACTTAATTTAGTATACCTCGATGAGTTTGCATTCGTAGAGAATGCTACACAATTTTATACTTCAACATATCCAGTAATATCATCTGGTAAAACATCTAAGATTATTATCACATCTACCGCAAATGGTATTGGTAATATATTCCATAAATTATATGAAGGAGCTCTTCAAGGAACAAATGAATTTACAAACCTCCGCGTAGATTGGTGGGATGTACCAGGAAGAGATGAGAAATGGAAGAAGATGACCATAGAAAATACTTCTCAGCTTCAGTTTGACCAAGAATTTGGCAACTCATTCCATGGTACAGGTAATACTCTTATATCAGCTGATTGTTTATTGGCTTTAAGGGCAAGAAATCCTGAAGAGATAACTAATAATATTAAAATCTGGGAGCAACCTAAAGAAGGACATAATTATTTAATGTTTGTAGATGTATCTAAAGGCAGAGGAATGGACTATTCCACGTTTACTGTTATAGATGTGAGTACAAATCCATTCGTTCAGGTATGCACATATCGAGATAATCTAGTATCACCTTTATTATTACCTGATATATTATATAAATATGCTGAGCATTATAACCTATGTTATGTAGTGGTTGAATCAAATGATGCAGGTCAAGTGGTATGTAATGGTTTATATTATGACCTAGAATATGAGAACGTATTTGTAGAGTCTATGATTAAAGCTAATGCTATTGGTGTAACAATGACTAGAAAAATTAAAAGAATGGGCTGTTCAAACATAAAAGATATAATGGAACAGCACAAGTTAGTAATAAATGATGAAGAAACTATAAGAGAGATGAGCACATTTGTTGCAAAAGGGTCTTCATATGAGGCTGACCACAATGCACACGATGACTTAATGATGAATTTAGTTATGTTTGGATGGTTCACATCTACTCCATTCTTTGCAGAAGCAACAGATGTTGACTTAAAACGTATGTTATATAAGCAAAAGGTTCAACAATTAGAAGATGAAGTTATACCTGTGGGTAATCTGCCTGAACCTTTAAAACCACCACATCCATTTGGTGAAGGCTGGGAAACATGGAAACCTTAGTTAATATAAATAAGTATATTGAGAAAATATCTTATTATGCAAACTTATAAATAACATGACAAGGGGATATAAATGGCATTTCTAGTCTCACCTGGAGTACAGGTAAAAGAAATCGATTTAACTAATGTTGTACCGTCTACATCATCAACTATAGGAGCTATGGCTGGAGCATTCCAGTGGGGTCCTGCTGAGGAAGTATGTACCGTGACGAGTGAACAAGACTTAATCGACAAATTTGGGAAGCCGTCAGCAGAAACATTTGAAAGTGTTTTGACAGCAGCCCAATTTCTAAGCTATGGCAGCGCATTAAAAGTTGTCAGAGCTGTTGGAGGTTCAGCACTTAACGCTACGGCGTCAGGCACTGGAATTCTAACTAAAAATGCAGATGCATTCAGTTCGCAGACACCTGCTGCAGGAGACTGGGCACAAGCTCGTTTTCCTGGAGTCACAGGCAATGCGCTCGGAATAGCATACGCAACAGACGCGACAAGTTTTGACGGGTCTGACTGGTGGAAATCTAATGTAGAATCCGCCCCCGGTACATCAGCCGGAGCAGCAGCGGTAGGCGGCTCAAATGATGAAATTCACTTACTTGTTTATGATACAAATGGCACAATCACTGGTACAGCTAACGAAGTACTAGAGGTTTGGAGTTATTTAAGTCAAGCAAGTGATGTTAAAAGTACTGACGGTACGTCTTTATACTATAAAGATGTTATCAATAATGGATCTAAGTGGGTCTTTGTCGGTAATCATCCAGCAACTTTAACAGACGCTGGGGAATCAGCCACATCAAATGCATTTACTCGTGTCGCACACGCGTATAATGAATTTTCAGGTGGTGCTGATGATAATGTACTAACAGTAGGTGAAACTACTTTGATGTACAATAAATTTGCTGATGCAGAAACAATTGATGTAAACTTAGTGTTCCAGGCAAACTCAGGATTGAGTGCGACTAATAACATTACATTAAGTAAACATATTGTTGACTTAGCAACAGCAAGAAAAGATGCGGTAGGCTTTGTCTCACCGGAAAGAGCGGCTACAGTAAATAACACTACACAAACTACTGACGTAGGTACATGGAGAACAGGAGTAGGCAACACGTCTTATGGCTTTGCAGATTCAACTTCTCTATATGTGTATGACAAATACAATGATGTATATCGTTGGATTTGTGCGGCAGGTTCCACAGCAGGACTAACAGCTAACGCTGACTTAGTCGCCGATGCTTGGTTCTCACCCGCTGGATTTACACGTGGTAATGTTCGAAATGTTACTAAAATAGCATTTAATCCAACCCAAGCCGAAAGGGATGACTTGTACAAGACAGGTGTAAACCCAATTGTAACATTTCCTGGGTCGGGTACAGTATTATTTGGTGACAAAACTTTACAAAGTAAACCATCAGCGTTCGATAGAATTAACGTACGTAGATTGTTTATTGTATTGGAGAAAGCAATATCTACAGCATCGAAAGCATCATTATTCGAATTTAATGATGAGTTTACGAGGGCACAATTTAGAAACATGGTTGAGCCTTTCTTAAGAGACGTTATGGGTCGTAGGGGTATTACAGACTTTAAGGTTGTTTGTGATGGTACTAATAACACTGGTGCTATTATAGATACCAACAAGTTTGTTGCTGATATTTATGTCAAGCCTGCTCGTTCTATTAACTTCATTACACTTAACTTTATCGCTACTAGAACTGGTGTAGAGTTTAGTGAAATTGCAGGAGGTAATTAAAGATGGCTATCTTAGGCGTAGATGATATGAAGGCCAAACTAACTGGCGGCGGTGCAAGACCTAATCTATTCAAAGTAACAATGAGCTTTCCAAGCTATGTTACTGCGGATGTGTCTTTAGCATCTTACATGTGTCGAGCAAGTTCATTGCCGGCAAGCACAATTGCACCAATAGCGGTTCCTTTTAGGGGTCGTAATTTGCAAATTGCTGGTGACAGAACGTTTGACCCATGGTCAGTGACTGTGATAAACGACACTGACTTTAATGTACGTAATTCTTTTGAACAATGGATGAACGGCATCAATCAACATAAAGAGAATACTGGGTTAACACAACCAAGTTCTTATATGGCTGATATGTCTGTTGAGCAATTAGATAAAGATGGTACAGTAAAGAAAACTTATAACATTAGAGGTACATTTCCAACTTCTTTAGGAGCTATTGAATTAGGATATGACCAAGAAAATGTTATCGAAGAGTTTGAAGTTGAGTTACAAGTACAGTATTGGGAGTCTGATAAGACAACGTAAATCATCGATAATAACTTAAAAGGAGTGCCTTAGGGCACTCTTTTCTAAGTGTTATAAATATATTTAGAAAAGAGTGTTTTAGGATATTAAATGGCAGATAACAGCAGAAATTTTTTTGGCTTTGAATTTAAAAGAAAAGCTATTGAAAAAAAGAAAAAACCCGTATCGTTTGCTCCAGATAACGAGGACGGCGCATATGAAATTTCCCCAACTGGCGGATACTTTGGTCAGTACATGGACTTACAGGGGGATAAATTCCAAAATGATAGAGAATTAATAATGAAGTATCGTCAGATATCTTCATATCCAGAAGTGGATATGGCGATTGAAGACATATGTAATGAAGCTATTACAGATGAAACCGGTACTGTTGTTAAATTAAACCTTGATGACCTTGAACAAAAGGATAGTGTTAAAGATTTGATTCAAGAAGAGTTTGATAGATTATTAAATTTAACTAATTTTGGTAATACAGCTTATGATACATTTAGACGTTGGTATGTAGATGGACGTTTATTTTTTCATGTTATTATTAATGAAAACAAAGCAGATGCTGGTATACTTGAGCTAAGACAAATAGATCCTATTAGAATTCGTAAGATTAAAGAAGTAGAAAAGGTTAGAGACCCTAAGACCGGGGCTGATATCATTAAAGATGGTGAAGAATATTACGTCTATCAAGATGAGGCAATGAGTAATAATAGTGAAGGTTTAAAAATTCATCCTGATTCTATTATTCAAGTTAATTCAGGTCTATTAAATGAAGAACGCAATAGGGTTATAGGCTATTTACAGAAAGCACTTAAACCTTTAAACCAATTAAGTATGATGGAAGACTCACTGGTCATCTATCGTATAAGTCGTGCACCTGAACGTCGTATATTCTATATCGATGTTGGTAATCTACCTAAAGGTAAAGCCGAGGAATATCTTAATAATGTTATGAATAGGTATCGTAACAAGATTGTATACGACCCTACCACAGGTAATCTTAAAGATGAGAAGGTTCACCGTAATGTTATGGAAGATTTTTGGTTACCACGTAGAGAAGGTGGTCGAGGAACTGAGATATCTACACTTCCGGGTGGTCAAAACCTAGGTGAAATTGAAGATATTCAGTATTTTCAGCACAAATTATATAGAGCTTTGAACATTCCAATGAGTCGTTTAGAACAAAGCGACGCATTTTCTGTTGGTAGATCATCAGAAATCACACGTGATGAGCTCAAATTTCAAAAATTTATTGACCGTTGTCGTAATAAATTCTCAAATTTATTCTACGAAGCACTAAAAAGACAGTTGATTCTTAAAAAAATCATTGTCCCAAGTGACTGGGTTAATATAAGAGAGGGCATAACAGTCGAATATGCTCGCGATAATTACTATTCTGA